TTCAGTATCTCTGCATTTTTCTGCATATCATGATAATCACCGGCAGCTCCTGACATAGATACATTATGTATCATGATCATTGCCACAGGGCTTATCTGGCATCTTCCAGCCATTGCAATGACCCCCGCCGCACTTCCTGCCAGGCTCTGAATCTTAATTACTACATTTTTCTTCTGCTTAATGGCACTGTATATTTCCTGGCCTGCCATAACAGATCCGCCGCCAGAATTCACAAGCACTTCGATTTCTTCATCCACAGCAGCACTGTTTAAAATGTCCGTCACGTCTCGTGGACATGTCGCATCCATTTCAAACCAGTCGTATATCCATTTATCATCATTGCTGATAATGTCTCCTTTGATATTAATCGTCAGCATTTCCTTCACCTCCTTTAGTATACTGGGCTCCAACTTGTGTTATAGGAATATAATTTCCATTGACCATCAATACATCTCCACCATCAGCTGCCGGCATATCGAGATATTCTCTAGCTTCATTTGGCATGTATATTCCATTATTTACAGCTTTTGAAAGATTTTCCATCTGAGTCTTACTGTCAGTTCTTAAGATTGACCGTTCATTGAATTTGTAAAACTTTTGATCAGCAATCTCATCCGGCATTAAAACTTTTCCATTGATTTCTTCCTCATACATTTTGATTCTGTATGACATGGTTTCTACTAAAAAAGCCAGCTGCTGTGTCTCACTATTTGAATAACTGGACTTTTCATAATTATTAATCTGGTTTGGCTTAATTCCAAACGCACCGGCAATCTGTAAAGCGCTGTATTTTCTCAATTCGAAAAACTGAGCATCTGCCAGGCTTACATTCAATGGAGTCAATGTCAATCCTATGGGAACCGGCACGATTTTTCCTGCATTCTGAGGTCCCGACAGACCATCGGCGAACTTTTTCTGTAATTTTTTCACTTTCTCATCACTCAGATCTCCAGTGTATTGCATGGCCATTCTTGCTGTAAGTCCATTTTCGTACAATTGATTCATATATTTCTGGCTGGCATTTGCCCCATCAACCGTATGAGACAGTATGCTTCTCACGGACTCTCCCATGAACCCATCCAAACTGTACCAGGTCTTGAAGTGCATCACTTCACTGTCCTTAAACAGATACTGTTTCCCTGTTCTTGGATCGCTGTAGCGGTAATACAGTTTTCCTTCTCCACCCCAGATGCCAACATCATCCATGATTGGAGTTACATAGTTGCTCTGCATTGGCCACATATCCATGATCTGATACTGTCCGCCATATCTGGCTGGCAAAAACTTTCCTCTTATCCAGATATAGCCATTTCCGTAATGCTGACAGTTCTGCTCAACTGTGGTCCACATAGTCGTTGGTGTCATATATGGATTTGGTCGTACACTCATAAGTATCCCGGCAGTTGTTGGATCAGCACGGATCCGTCCTCTTTCTGTCTGCTGATAATATTTAAGGGGCATTTTCCCCAATGTTTCCGAAAGCAATTTCAGGCATGTATAATAAGTTACTTCCGATACCGCTTTATAATTTGTCGTAGATATTCCAAGCCACTCCAAAAGTTCCTTATCATCTATTTCTACTGTTTGACCCTTCAGTGCCTGTATTGCATTTTTTAATCTTTTCACAATATTCATTACCAGTCACTCTCCAAAAAATCATCTATTCCCTTCAATACAGAAGGATAAAACTCATGATACATAGCGAGTTTATATGCACACAAAACAGCATCTACGGGATCGATTCGCTTTGTTGTGGCATCTTTATCAATCTTGATTAATCCGTTATTTTTTCTGATAACCGCATTACTCATCGCAAAATTCAAAAGCGGATTATGCATATATAAAATATTTTTTGAATATACCTGTTCTCTGAATCCCTGCGTGGATTCATTCAATGATTTATGGCTTTGGTACACCTCTTCTACAACGTATCCCTGATCTGACAGATCCATCATTAATTTACTTGCATTAAAGCCATAAATCATTGAATGAATCCACGCAGGGATTCAGAGAACAGGTATATTCAAAACATATTTCATTACAGCATCCTGATTAACAATCGGTGTCTCAGTGACCGTCAGGAAACCCTGCCGTTCCCATGCATCGTAATCTACTTTATCTTTTGCTTTCCTCTCAGAAAGCTTTTCTCTGTTCGGTATAAATGAATGAGAATATACAATATATTTCACAATCGGTTCATCATTTTCATCCAGTTCTTCACTCTTAAATGGGATAACAAATGCCACTGAAGTTAAGTCAATCTTTGCTGACATATCAAATCCGACATATACATCCATCCCTTTTGTGTCAATCGGAATCTCACAAACTTCACAGGCATTCCACTTTGCCATGTCCATGTAGCCGTTTTCTTTTGCCTGTACCCAGATATTGAGCATCTTTGTCAGAAATGCAGTCATCTTCTCAGGAATACTTTTTGCAACCTTCCATGCATCCCTGATCTTTTCTCTACCATTTTCGTAACTCATCCTTATCGGATTTGCTTTTTCCCACAATCTCTCATCTTCCAGATTTCTGCTTAATTCCTGCAGCCTTACATTCTCTTTAAACAGCCATTTCTTCTTCTCATCTTCACTGCTTAGTTCATCAATCATTGCAACCTCCATATCAGCTCCCCATCAAGCCAGCCGCAAAATATATCTAATCAAATTCCACTATGAAACCAGAAAACCTTCAATGGTTTTTCTGCATCAACCGTTTTCATTGTATGTCTGACCCCAGGTAATGCTATGAATGAATCCCCCGCTTTAACCTCAAACTCTTCATTATCAAGTCTGACAATGCCATCTCCTTCCAACACAAAAAATCCCTCCTGGTCATCATGAAATCCAGGCTCTGGATTAAACTCTGTTTCTGAACATATTGTAACTCCTGAACAACAGCCATTGATACATCCATTAGCCTCTGTAAGGAATTTAACGCTTCTCCTTCCTTCTTCTCTTGCTGCAAGTGCTTCTTCCAATGTTATATATGGTTTCTTCATAATTAATCTCCTTCTGAAATATAAAAAACGGAGTCCCAGGCATATGCTGTAAGACCCCGCTTTATTATGTTCTATATTCTGCCTGTTACTTATTCTCGTATCTTAAAAGTTCTGTATATGCAAGAAGGAATGGTCCTACACCTTTGGCATCATCTTCTACGATTGGCTCTGACATATAATAATCATATGTACCAGATCTTCTTCCATTACCACCAAGTCCTGCAACAAGACAGATACCACCGAGTGATAATGAACCATCTTCCTTAGTCTTAAGGTATCTTTCACAGATACCATCAATTGCTTTCTTGGCATACTGTGCGTAATCATCAGAAAGATATCCAAGACGTATAGCCTTAAGAAGTGCATATGCCATAATTGAACTTCCGCTTGTCTCAAGATAGTTCTTATCCATACCACCATAATTAACTATCTGATACCACATACCACTCTCATCCTGATACTTAAGCATTGAATCAACAAGATCCTTAAATGCATCCTCAAGCATCTTGCATTCAGCATCATACTTATGGTCCTTATTATCAACCTGATCAAGTGTATCAATAAGTGCCATTGTATACCAGCCAATAGCTCTTAACCAGCTGTGCTGTGATAAACCTGTAACCTTATCACACCAGAATGCTTCCCTGCTTGTATCCATTGCATGGAAATAAAGTCCGTTAATAGGATTCCTCATATTCTCAATTACGAACTTGAACTGTCCGAAAATATCAGAGTAATTCTTTCTGTCATTGTATCTTGTCTCATATTCAAGATAGAATGGAAGTCCCATATAAAGCCCATCAAGCCATACCTGATTAGGATATATATCCTTATGCCAGAAACTTCTGGCTTCATTCTGGCATCTAGGCATAATCTCTATCTGTGAATATACTAAATCTACTGCCTTCTTATACTTTTCCTTACCTGTAAGATCATATAATTCAAATAAAGTCTTACCAGCATTAACATTATCAATATTCTTCTCACCTATGCTGTAGCCATCTATTGTACCATCTTCAAAGACTCTGTAATCTATAAAATCATCTGCAAACTTAAGATACTTTTCTTCCTTGGTTAAGTCATACATCTGAAGAACTGCTTTAATCATACAGCCATCAATATAGTTCCACTTTGACTTAAGGCCCTGCCTAATCTTTTCAATGTTCCATACAGGAGCATCTGGTGTGCTTTTTTCCAGAAGCCCGTCAATATACTTTACTACTGCGTCCATTATTTCTGTCTCCTTATCAACTTATATGGGGAAACATATATATCAATTCCGCCCATATTTTATAGAAATTGTACACTAAAAAATGCCTTTAAGCAACCCATTTTTAACAAATATAGCCAAAAGCACAGATTTTTATTGACTATATGCTGATTAAATACGAAAATATAATCAATAATTCATTGTAAATGCTTTTATAAAAATATCATACACATTTTGTATAAAGTTATTATTCAGAAAGGTCAGATTATGAAAACAGGAATTGTATTTGAAGGTGGCGCATTCAGAACCATATTTTCATGCGGTGTTATGGATGCAATGTTAGAAAATAAAATTATGCCTGATTACATGATTGGTGTATCAGCCGGCGCTGCATACGGCGTATCCATGGCATCAGGACAGATTGGAAGAAACTTAAAGATTCTTATTGATTATAGAAATGATAAACGTTATGTGGGACTTAGCAACATGGTACACAGGGATAACCGTTCTCTTTATGGGCTTAATTTCACATTTGACACCATTCCAAACGAACTTGTGCCTTATGATTATGATGCATTTCTCAGATATAAAGGTACTTTCAAATGTGTTGTAACTAATGTACTCACTGGAAAACCTGAATATAAAACTTTCACAGGATATGACCGCACCAACCAGCTTTTACGGGCAACATGTGCTCTCCCACTGGCTTTTCCTCTTATATATCTTGATGGAACACCTTACCTTGATGGTGGTTTAAGTGATTCCATACCTTTTGAAAAAGCATTTGAAGATGGCTGTGACAGAGTTATTGTTGTTCTTACCCGTGAAGCAGGCTATCAGAAGCAGACATCCAGTTCAGTGCGGACCCTTGCAAGAGCTTTCCTTAAATATCCTGAAATTCAGCGTGATATTCTTCTTCGTGCTGAACGTTACAACCGGTGCTTAAAGCGTCTTGAACGCTACGAAAAAGAAGGCCGCTGCCTCGTTATCCGCCCTACTAAGAGCAAAGGCTTTGGAAAGATTGAAAAGGACTTTAATAAGATTCTTTCAATGTATAACGATGGATATAACCAGACTTATTCGTTAATCAATGAAATACAGAGG